TAAGCTTGTCTCTTATATTTAGATAATTAAATACATTTTCTATATTTTTACGTGTTCCTACGTAAGATGTTAAATGTAATGTTTTCATATAATGTAAATAAATAGTAATTTACATTATATTGATATATTTATTTTTAAACTATTACTGTAACATTTTATTTTTTATTATTCTTCTCAACAAAAGATTTATTTCTTATAAGGTTCATTTTTCAATTCAAACCCAAAATTAAATACGCTTTTGGGTTTTGTTTTCTTTTGCCCTTTATGTTTCTGTGTCTTGGACCTCTTACTTGTCTTTGCGGTCTTATTTGTCTTTGCGGTCTTATTTGTCTTTGCGGTCTTAGTTGTTTTTATGTATTTTTTACTGTTTTTGCTTTTATCAGTTCCTTCAATTTTATTTTTCATTGTCTCGGGTTTGTAATTTAAAAACCATTCTTCATAATCCCGTGTTCCCTTTTTTGTCTGAAGTTCTTTAAATTTTTTTGCCTTTTGGGCGCGCATTTCTTCAATAGATTCTTGATGACCATAACAAATAATACTAAACCTCTTAAGTAACCCTTTTTGTTGCAATCTATTTTTTTGTTGTACATCAAAAAGAAATTTTGACATACATAAAATTCTCTCTGAAAATTCATTGTAATAATCACGATTTGTGTACAAAAATGATAAATAAAAGCTCAACATAGTGTCTATTGTTGCTATTTTAACTTTTTGGCCATGAATTTTAAGAATATTGTAACTATGACATGCAATAGGTTTATAAATAAACGCAATAGTATCATTCTCTATTCGGACTTCATAATGTTCTGGAATAATTTCACCAATTGGTTTGTGATAAAGTATTTTTGCCTTATTGATGCCTACGTCTTTCAATCTTTCTACGACTATTTCAGCTGTTGTCTTTGGTTCATGTGATATTACATCAAAATCAGCAACCTTTTCTAACTTTTTTTGTAAATTTTTCGGCATATATTGCGAATAGAGTGAAATAGCATAACCACCAAAGAAAACAACTCCTTGATTTATTAATGTATTTTTCACATTTTCATAAATTTCATCTTCACTTGTTTTATCCTCCATTTCTCTCTGAAAATCTATATCATTACAATTTATTGACGTGAGTGGATAGTTTTTGTTTAATAATGCTAAACGTTTCAGTACTTTTTCCCATCTTGATATGTCTCCCGCAGGTCTGGAAAGTTCTAAATACATTGACATTCTCAAAAAATTAGGAGGAGCATATAATATTCCAGATACTCTAACAGAATCTTTTTTAAGTGCAGTATATATTTCTTTTGGAAGTTGAGTTAAATCTGCGACTGGTATAAAATTGACAAACACTTTGTATGTGCCGTGATGTTGTCCTGATTTTGCTTCAACGTCAGTATATCCGTTTTTATAATACAAATCTGCTAATTCTTTTGCATCACTTAGAGCATCAGGTGTGAAAAAATCATAATCTGGTATTTCAACATCTTTATTGTAAAACTGGTCTTCTAAAGGTAATATATTGTTGATTGCGGTGCCTCCATAACAAATTAAATTTTTAACTTTTATAAAATCTTCTACGATAACAATCATTTTCTTAATTTCATCGGAATTAACAATGCGCTTGGCTAATTTTTCTTCCGCGTTATCAACCGCCATACGCAATATTGCTAATTCGCAATCTTGGAATGTCAAACCCTTGCATATATTTTTGTGGGGAGATTCATGATGTTTTGTAGATTTACTTCTTTTTCCTTTGTTTTTCATATTTTTAGTTTATTGTATCTATGTTATAATACGTAGATAAAATAAATTCCACCTTTTTAAAAGGTGGAGCCAAACCGCAAACTTTTTTGGATTACAACTTTCTAATAATAAAATCGTTGGATTTGGCTCCACCTTTTCTAAAGGTGGATTCTAAAAGTTGCTGTGGACTACGTTCCAACTACCAGTATTCACCTCAATTCTAGTTGATTTTTCAGATTGTTTAACTGATTCCACTTGTTTACGTGTTTTATCATATAATATTGTGTAATCATCGCAACTTTTATACAATAACATAAAATATTGTATTATCTCATCTTCGCTACAATCTGTCATGCTATAACATTTCATTTCTGAAAAATTATTATTATCTAATATAATACACAAGTTTTCGCTATCTTCTTTATTATCTAACAATATAAAGTCGTTTGTTTTGTCGTTATACAATTTTTTCAAGAGATCTAATTTGTTATAAAAAGTATCTAGTCCTAAAATACAATATTGTTTTTTATAATTTAAATTGATTATAGTATTGCAATATTTATATTCATAATCTTTACGTTTCCATATTTGACTATAATCACATCTAAATTTTTCATCTTCATAAGCATCGCGTTGTTTCATGAGATTATCAATATCGTATTTTTCATATGTTTCTCTATTCAAATTCCATATAATTCTGTTAATTTCAGAATTTCTGATTAATGAAAAATTGTTGTTATTATTATTCATATATTGAATATAACCCAATTTGTGAATTCTAGCAATCTTTGTATTCACGGCAGTTCTAATTAATACTTCGTAATCATCAAGAATTGGCAAATACTCACAAAAATTACCCATTTCCATCAAGGTTTTTTTCCTCCATATTCTTGGATGATTCGGAACACTTACAATATGATTTAGCGTAATATTATTGATATTTGGTGTAATAGCTACATAAACCCATTTACCTCTAATTTTTTGTCTATAATAACCAGAATATCCTAATGCAAAAAAATTACCATAATTAAAATTTGAGCCATCTTCATATATATTTATGAAGTCCATATAAACAAACCCAACATCGTTATCATTATCAAATACATTTGTTGCATCTAATAAAACATCTGGTAAAATTTCATCGTCGTGATCCATTTCTAAAATATATTTACCACGACACAAAGAAATAGCTTCATTTTTTACATTTCCTATGTTACCATTATTTTCACTTCGTTTATACAGGCGAATTCTTTTATCATTAATTAAATGTTGTTTTAAAAATACAAAATGTTCGTCATTTGGCGAGTCGTCTAATATTACCCATTCCCAATCTTTCATTGTTTGGGTTTTAATACTTTCATATGCTCTTAATATTTTATCATAAGAATTATAACATGTTGTGAAAAGTGAAAAAACTGGGCGGTTATCAAATTCTGTTACAACGCAAGAATGTAAATAACAATAATTTACACCCCTATTAAAGTCATCAATATTAGTTTCATCTAATTTTTCATAATGTAACCATCGCCTTGTCATTTTATTCAAAATAATGTCATGTACGTCTTTGTGATAAATAGTTTCATCTTCACCAAATGTTATTAGCAAATGATAGTTTGGGTCAAACATTTTGTTTAATTCTTCTTTTTTATCTACAATAAAAATACTACATAGAAATTTATCTTTATTTGCATTTATAAATTCATCTACGTAGGAATATTTATCATATCTAAAAAATAATATATACGGGTATTTCATTATAATTTAATAAATAACTTTTTTTTAAATTATAATTATAATAATTTGTTAACTGGGTAATAATATTTATTACATTTCTAAAAGGTGGAAAGTTTTGCGCAACTTTTTCTAAAAGGTGGAAAGTTTTGCGCAACTTTTTGAAAAAGTTGCTTAGTATTTAAAATTATAATAATCAGTACTAGCATTTCTTGTTTGATACGAGTATGCTGGATTTTGTGGCGTAGGAGTAGGAATAGTAACTTGTTTATACCGTAAATTTTCAGGTTTCAATACAAAAGCATACCCGCCTTCATTGAAGAAATTTGTATTTTCTTTTAAAAAATTGTCTACGTATTGATACCGCATTGCAACCATTTGACATCCTGCAGCTCTACATAACAAACCACTAGGGTTGGTTGGGTTCACTCCAGAATCTGGATAAACAAGCGTCATACATCTTTGGTTAAATTGTTCTAATTCATTAATGTCGGGTGTATTTTTTACGTTGTAATACGATAAAGCCCTTGTAAACACAGAGTTACTTGTCATATTCACATACTCCATAAATTCATTATTTTCCAAATAAGAATTATTTGATTTATCTACTATCAAAATAATTTTATTCATAAAAGACGTTAAAGGCTCTGCTCCAACGTTTTTACCATGATTTTCGTAACTATATTTTTTACCTAACATGATACTATCATAAGACTTAAATATTTTTGCTAAACCTTCGTATATAGATTGTTCATTGCTTTTAATTCTTAAATGAATAATTAGAGGATCAGTTGGATTAGGAGCCGTTCCACCAGAAAAAGCATAATTGCTTATTATTTTCATTACTTCACTAAATTTAACACTATTAAACGTTTCTTTTACAAAATAATTTTTAGAATTTGAGATACTACTTGATACAACTGGAATATTATCAACATTATATATTTCAAAATCCAAACAACGTACACCTTCTTTAAGAATACTTTTTAAAATACAAGTATCTACATAATCGTTTTGATAACTTCCTCCACTACAGGCATTAAAAGCGGTTTTTACATAATAATCATATAAATTACCACTACAATCAGGATTATTTGGAGATACAGGTTTTATATTTCCGTTTATTGATGGATATAACATATTTAAATAACTACATTCTTTTGACTGAAGACTAGTCAAATAAATCATATAAGAGACATAACTGATTACAATAATTATTATAAGTGCTAAAATAAAATAAGCTACAAAATCTTCGTTCATATTATATATTGATTTCATGTTCAAGTTTAAATTTTGATTTACCATACTTAATATAATATAATAATATTATTTAGAATTAAATAATAATATTATATATTAATTACTAATAATATTATAATCATGGCAGGTGGATTATTAAATTTAGTATCAAGTGGACAACAAAACGTAATATTAAATGGTAATCCTTCAAAAACTTTTTGGAAAGCAGCTTATTTAAAATATACTAATTTTGGTATGCAAAAATTCAGAATAGATTTTGAAGGGAGTACAACTTTGAGGTTGAATGAATCATCTACATTTCAATTCAAAGTGCCAAGATATGCGGATTTATTGATGGATACTTATATTGTTTTGGATTTACCATCTATATGGAGTCCAATTTTACCTCCTCAAGAATACGTAAATGAAGATGGGACAACTTCATATACTGATTGGGCTCCATATGAGTTCAAATGGATAGATTACATAGGAGCCACTATGATTGAAAAAATAACAATCAATTGTGGTAATCAAAAATTACAGGAATATTCTGGTTCTTACATATTGAATATGTCTCGTAGAGATTTTACAGGTCAAAAATTGAAATTATTTTATGAAATGATTGGACACGTTCCTGGATTAGTTGATCCCGCAAATGCAAATAGTAGAGTCAACTCTTATCCAAATTCTTATTACACAGATAATCTTGCTGGCGCGGAACCCTCTATAAGAGGAAGACAATTGTATATTCCTTTGAATTCGTGGTTTACATTAAAAACACAAATGGCATTCCCTTTGGTTTCATTACAATATAATGAATTGCAAATTTATGTAACAATTAGACCTATAGGTGAATTATTCAAAATTAGAGATGTTTTTGATTCAGTTAATAATTATCCATACGTTGCGCCTAATTTCAATCAATACCAGAATCAAATGTATAGATTTTTACAAACACCGCCTGATATAGAGTTGGGTATTAATTCTTATTTAGATCAGCGTAGTGTATGGTTTCCAAATATACATTTAATGTCAACATATAGTTTTCTTTCAAACGATGAATCTCGTATATTTGCTAAAAATGAACAGAAATATTTATTCAAACAAGTAAATGAAAGTGTATTTTATAATGTCACTGGTCCAAATAAAGTAGATTTAGACTCTCTTGGTTTAATTTCAAGTTGGATGTTTTATTTTCAAAGAAGTGATGCAAATCTACGTAACGAGTGGACAAATTATACAAATTGGCCATATAATTATTTACCATCAGACGTTAGTCCCGCTCAGAGTTGTGGAAATTATGTTTTAAGCAATGGTAAAAACATTGGTCCAGGAGTTAACCCTGACGGACTTTTAACTGGCTATATGACGTCAGGTACTTTTACTCCTCAAAATATTAAAGAAATATTAATTAGTATGGGTATTTTACTAGACGGTCAATATAGAGAAAATATACTGGACGTTGGGGTGTTTAACTATATAGAAAAATTTACTAGAACCTCTGGTGCTGCACCAGAAGGACTATACTGTTATAATTTTTGTTTAAATACCTCCCCTTTAGATCTTCAACCGTCGGGTGCTATCAATATGAATCGTTTTAATCAAGTACAATTGGATTTTACAACAGTCATCCCTGCATTGGACCCGTTAGCCCAAGTTTTGACAATTTGTGACCCACAATCGGGAGATATTGTGGGTATTAATAAACCAACATGGAGAATTTATGAATATAATTACAATTTGTATGTCATGGAAGAACGAATTAATATGGTAGTATTTGTTGGTGGAAATGCTGGTTTGATGTATGCTACCTAATCCACATTTGGGAAAGGTGGAGCCAAATCGCAATCTTTTTGGGTTGAACTTTTTCTAAAAAGTCAATTGGAGCCAAAACCTTCAAATATTTTACAACACATCAACCTTTGAGAATAGTTGATGTTTTGTTTCTACTTTACTTTTTAGAAAAAAGGCAAGATTATTTGGTTCCACCTTTTTTAAAGGTGGATATGAATTGACAAAATAAAACCAACAAAACTCCTATGTAAACATCAAAAATAATAATAATATATTTATTACTATTATTTTCAATATTATAATAATACCATGGAATAGCAAATGCGCCATAAGCTAATTGTGTAATTTGAACACTAGTAATGTAGATTTTATATTTTCGTATTTTGTCTCCAAAAACTGGTATCAAAGAACAAAAATAGTATAAATACATTATTGAATGTACTCCCGAATTTAGTAAACTTGCAAAATATATTGCATCAAGCTTATATACGTAACCTAAATGCCAAATGAAAGTAGCGCCCATATGATGAAATTTTTGTAAAAATATAGGTTCTCTTTTTTTAGCATATAAAATAAATGTATCTATAAATTCATAATACTTTGAAAGATAGAACCAAAATAATAATGAATCTACTCCTGACATTTGAAAATAATATTGTTGTTGTGCAATAATACTATTTTTCCAAAATACACTGGATAAATGTATAAAAGTATACAAACTAAACATTTGTAAAGATAAATTATGAATTAATGAAAACAAGCGAACAGTATTTGGATGGATAGTTTGCAATTCTTTTTTTGATACATTTAAATAAAATAAATTCATTAATATTGGATAAAGATAATGAATCATTTATTTTGTTACGATAAGGGCGTTTGTATAAATAAATTGAATTATTGTTTTTAAGTAGTTTCCACAATTTTCAAGTGGTTCTTTTTTTTCAGCTGGTTTTAAGCCCTTCAGAGAATTTATTATATTTTTAACGATTTTTTTTCCCAAAAGTATTTTGACTTTTCAATTTTGGACATTTTTTTTGTCCATTTTTTGAAAATCAAAAAAAGTCTTGGAGAAAAATAAACTTTGTGACCATAATTGAAAATTAGCATGTGGTTGCAAAATAAATAATTTTTGGTTTGTTATGATAAATTTTTGAAATAAAATAATTCAAAATATTTAGCAACTTTTTTTGTTAACTAATTGTATACAAAATGTTAACAGAAAGTTGCCCAAAAGTTGCTCATAGATTTAATTGTATAAATTGTGACTATTTTACGGATAAAAAAAGTAGTTATGACAAACATTTATTGACATCTAAACATATAAAGTTAACACAAGTTAACACTTTTAGCAACAAAAGTTGCCCAAAAATAATTGACACAAATAAAATTTTCAATTGTAAATTATGTGACAAAGAATTTACTTCCCGTGTTGGTTTATGGAAACACAATAAAAAGTGTAAAGGACCGCCGCATTATAATGTTATGAATGATGACAATGATAACGATAATAATAATAATAATAATAATAATAATAATGACATTAATAATCTAACAAATCTCATTTGTGAGCTAGTAAAGAGCAACACGGATATTCATAAATCTGTTATAGAACTCTGTAAAAATGGAACTAACAATAATAATAATAATGTAAATACAAATATCATCAATTCAAATAACAAAACATTCAATTTACAAGTATTTTTAAATGAAACGTGTAAAGATGCTATGAATATTAGTGATTTTATAGAATCACTACAATTGCAGGTGTCTGACTTAGAGAACGTAGGAAAGGTTGGTTATATTGAAGGTATTTCAAATATAATCATTAAGAATTTACAGGCCTTAGAAGTGGAAAAACGTCCAGTTCATTGTACTGACAAAAAAAGAGAAGTAATGTATGTAAAAGAAGACAATGTTTGGGAAAAAGAAGATGAAGCAAATAAACGATTAAGGAAAGCTATTCGCAAGATTGCTCATAAAAATATTTGTATGTTCAAGGCATACAGAGAGAAATATCCTGATTGTGAGGAATACGATTCTAAAAAAAACAGTCAATACAATACAATCATCTATGAATCCATGGGAGGAAAAGGAGATAATGACTATGAAAAAGATACAAAAATTATTAAGAAAATAGCCAAGGTAGTCGGGATTGAAAAAGGCTGAAACGCCACATTTTTCTTTAAGCCCTTCAGAGAATTTATTATATTTTTAACGATTTTTTTTCCCAAAAGTATTTTGACTTTTCAATTTTGGACATTTTTTTTGTCCATTTTTTGAAAATCAAAAAAAGTCTTGGATAAAA